TCAAGCGTCTGGGTATCCAGATAAGCATGACCTTGCCCAAGCCAAGCTAGAAAAACAGCAAGAAGTTAACAAGACCTTTGAAGTAGCCAAGCAAAAGCAAACGGCATTGCAAGATATTGGGTTTGAGATTTACTGTAAGAAGGTAGTTCAAGAACGGCTCCGTATGGAAATATTTACAAACCGTAAGCTGGATATTTATGTATGACCAGAAAGCCGATACCCAGACCCAAGAAGCCATCGCCGGACACAAGGGACAAGCTGACGCTGTACGTCACGCTGATGGTAAGCACCACCCTGTGCATCTCTGTTTTGGCTATGGTAATCAGCTTTATGCTTGGCCTTTGGGCCAAAGAAGTGGACAACGCAGAAATCTTCAAAATGATTTCACCCGCTTTTTCTACTCTTATCGGCGGCATGATTGGGTTCCTGAGTGGTATCAAACTCATGCAGAATGATGAGAAATCTAAATGTAAGGATTAACTATGTTTGACATATTAAGTGGCGGTATTCTAGGTTCCATCTTTGGCGGTCTGTTCCGTATGGCTCCTGAAGTCCTCAAGTTCTTTGACAAAAAGAATGAGCGCCAGCACGAACTGTTGATGTTTACACGCCAATGCGAACTAGAGACACTGCGTGGTCAGCAGAAGTTAGCCGAGATTGGCGCTCAACGGGAAGCCGCTATTGACGTAGGCGTAATGGATGCCTTCAACAACGCCATCACCCAGCAGGCCGAAATGGTCAAAGCCGCAGGCGGTTGGGTGGCTAGTCTGTCAGCTTCTGTGCGTCCCGTGGTTACATACTGGGTGCTGTTCGTCTGGTCATTTATCCACGTATGGTTTGCATGGAACGCATGGCTTGCCGGTGCGCCAGCCGTAGAAGTGTTTAAAACCATGATGACCCCTGACTTCTCAGCCTTGTTGTCTGGGACTATTAACTATTGGTTTCTTGATCGTACTTTAAAGCAAAGGGGTATTTAAATGGCACACGCTACTACTTGTTTGGTTAACGTTGATGGCCCATGTGATTGTGGGTTTGAAGAGATTCTGGAAGACGAGGCCGCAGAGATTGCTGCTGAAAATCTTAACGAAGAATGAACCTAGAACTAGCCGCTGAACTGTGCCGCCGGTATGAAGGGTATCGGGCCAAGCCCTACCTTTGTCCGGCTGGCGTGGCTACGATTGGCTATGGCTCTACCTACTACGCAGATAAACGCAAGGTAACTTTAGAAGATGCACCGATGGATGAACCCACGGCGCGAGCGCTTTTGATGATTGAACTGGAGCATACGTACTTACCGGGTGTTCTGCGTAACTGCCCCGGCTTGATTACTGACGTACGCAAGTGCAACGCCATCGTAGACTTTGCCTACAATTTGGGCACAGGGCGCTTGCAAACATCTACGTTAAAGAGGAAAATCAACGCCAATGATTGGGATGGGGCAAAAGAACAACTGATGCTCTGGACTAAAGGTGGCGGTAAGGTACTGCCGGGTCTGTTTAAACGCCGCACGGCTGAGTGCGCTTTGTTGGATTAACCGATGGCACTTAAAAAACTAACCCTGAAGGCTGGTGTAAATAAAGAAAACACCCGCTATACCAACGAGAACGGTTGGTACGTTTCCGACAAGATGCGGTTTCGTCAGGGTACGCCAGAAAAAATTGGTGGTTGGGTTCGTATCTCTAGCAACATATTTAAAGGTGTTTGCCGTTCTTTATGGAATTGGGTAACGCTTGGATTTTTAAATTTGATTGGGGTTGGAACTAATTTAAAGTTTTACATTGAGTCTGGCGGTGCATACAACGACATCACGCCCATACGCTCTACAGTTACCATTAACGCCAATCCTTTTACAGGAAATGGAACAACAACTGTAACAGTAACCGACACCGCACATGGCGCTATAACGGGTGACTTCGTTACGTTTAGTGGGGCTACAGGTGCATACGCTTCTACATACAACGCGGAATTTCAAATTACATTTGTAGATGCAAATTCATACACAATATCTACTGCTCCGACCGTTATTGCCGCTGGTTCTACAGGCGGTGCGGCTGTAATAGCAAGTTATCAAATCAGTGTTGGCCCAGAGTATGTAGTCCCATTAGTTGGTTGGGGCGCTGGTTCATGGGGCGCTGGTACATGGGGTAATGGCGGAACTTCATTAAGTTCTATTCGTCTATGGAGCCAAAATAACTTTGGCGAAGATTTAATATTTGCACCCCGTGGCGGCGGTATTTATTACTGGAATGCTCAGATTGGTGTGGCAAATTTAACCACCACAATTACAATTGCATCCCCTGCCGTGCTTACTGCATCTTTGCGTAACGGCACTGCGGTAGTGTTGAATACTACGGGTGCTTTACCAACTGGCTTGGCTGTAGGCACGGTCTATTATGTAGTTGGCAGCACGGGTACAACGTGTAACCTAGCATTAACCTATGGTGGCGCGGCAATTACTACAACTGGAACTCAGTCTGGTACGCAAAGTTTTTCGCCACGCGGTATAAATATTACTCAGCTTGGTGGAGCATCAGATTGCCCGACTGTCCAAAACACCATTTTTGTTGCTGACGTAAGCCGGTTTGTGTTTGCGTTTGGATGTAACGATTACAGCAGTACGGTGCAAGACCCTATGTTAATCCGCTGGTCGGATCAGGAATCAGTAACAAACTGGACGCCATCTGCTACAAATCAAGCAGGTAGTATTCGCCTTTCTCACGGCTCAGAGATTGTTACTGTAGTACAGACCCGTCAGGAGATTGTGGTTTTTACTGATTCATCCTTGTATTCACTCCAGTACCAAGGCCCGCCAGTTGTTTGGTCTAGCCAGCTTTTGGGGGATAACATATCTCTAATTGGCCCTAATGCGGCTATTGTTGCGTCTGGCGTGGTTTATTGGATGGGCGTAGAAAAGTTCTATAAATACGATGGTCGTACACAAACACTACGTTGTGATTTGCTTCGGCACATCTTCCAAGACATTAACTTAGCGCAAGCATCTCAAGTGTTTGCGGGAACCAATGAAGGTTTTAACGAGGTTTGGTGGTTCTATTGTTCTACTAATAGCACCGCAGTTGACTTGTATGTAATCTATAACTACACAGAAGATGTCTGGTCTTATGGGTCACTAGGTCGTACGGCATGGCTTGATTCAGGACTGCGTGATCACCCACTGGCTGCAACATACAGCTATAACCTTGTTGACCATGAACAGGGTAATGATGACAACGTAAGCGGTACACCAGCGGCTATTTCTGCAATTATTAGTTCTACTGAATTTGACATTGATGATGGCGATCACTTTGGGTTTGTTTGGAGAATGCTTCCTGACATTACATTCCGTGGGTCTGATGCAGCTTCACCTCAAGTAACAATGACATTGATCCCAATGCAGAATTCAGGTTCAGGCTACAACAATCCTATTTCGGTGGGTGGTAATTCAAGCGCGACAGTAACCCGCACCTCTACCTCAGTAATTGAGCAGTTTACGGGTCAGGTGTATGTCAGGGTGCGAGGCCGTCAAATGATTATCCAAATTGAATCCAATCAACTAGGGTGCGCTTGGCAGTTGGGTAGCCCACGTATTGACATCAAACAAGATGGTCGCAGGGGTAACTCATGATTGTTATTTCCGACTTTGAGATCAATCAGGTTGCCTCGCCTAACTTGCCGCTGTCTCCGTTTGAATATGATCGACAGTATACCGATCAGGTAAACAACGTGTTCCGCCTATATTTCAACAGGGTTGATGCTATTTTGAATCAACTTAAGACAGATAAAATTATTCCTGCGTTGACCAACTATACAGTGGCTACTCTGCCTAGCGCAGTTACATCAGGCAAGGGCGCAAGGTCTTTTGTCACTGATGCTCTAGCCCCCGTATTTGGAGCTACCGTTGCAACTGGCGGGGCAGTAGCCGTGCCCGTATACTCTGACGGAACAAATTGGAAAGTTGGATAATGGCAATTTCAGACCAAGACATATTCAATTGGTTCTTGGCTAATCCCGGGGCGGATGATGCCACTATTGCCAACACAATGAATCAGTTTAGCCTGACTCCGGCAGATATTGCTCGTGCGACTGGTTCAGATTTAGCTAATGTTCAGTCTCGCTACGATGCAGTTTCGGGGATTGCAACTCTTACTCCAACTACGGTTACGCCTACAACAATAACTCCAACTACAATAACTCCAACTACGGTAACGTATACCGATCCTTTTGCTGAATGGTTAGCAGCTAACTCTACTGTTACTCCAACTACTGTTACTCCAACTACTGTTACTCCAACTACAGTAACTCCAACAACTGTTACTCCAACTACGGTAACGTATACCGATCCTTTTGCTGAATGGTTAGCAGCTAACTCTACTGTTACTCCAACTACAGTAACTCCAACTACAGTAACTCCAACTACAGTAACGCCTACAACGGTTACGCCAACTACTGTAACGCCAACTACTGTTACGCCTACTACGGTTACTCCAACTACGGTTACTCCAATAACTGTAACGCCAACTACCGTAACGCCTACAACTACGGTTACTTATCATGATGGTACAACGTATGACTCTAATGTTCTAAGTACATTAACAAACCAAATTACAACGCTATCAAGCGCATTAGG